CCGTATTGCATCCGGATCATTACTGACCAGACCCAGCTCCCTGTGAATCGTTGCTGCATCCAATTCAGTTGCTTTATGTGCTACCCACGGCAGTTTCATAAAAATCACCATGCCGGGGCGGCACCCGGCACAAATAGGAATGAAAAAAGTTGCCGCAAAACTTGCTTTTTTCTTATATCCATGTTATACTCAAATTGATTTTGAGGCATCCCGGCATCGACTTCGAGTGCATCCACCCATTTGTAAGTCGATGTGCAGGTGCGCCTAACGCGTAGATTAGGTGGAAATATGGAAATTTTTGGCTCACCGTGTGAGTCTTTTTGTGTTGCTCCGATGCTAAAATCGGGGCATTTTTGCTTTTTCACAGTATCTCCAGTAATTTGCAAAAGTAAGAATGGTTGATTAGAGCAGAAAGCATGGAAGATTTGACAGATGATTTTTTATGTGTGTTATAGAGAAAATTTTTGTGAACAGCTAAAGCACATTTTCGCATACTATTCAAGGATTTTTGTGCGTTTTCACTTATAAAACGGCAGGAATCCTCTGAAAAAGTCACATCAAGCATCCAATGCATAGACTCGACCTTCCAATGCTCTCGCACAATATCCATCAAGCGCTCTTCGCTTTCATCCAAACTGGAGATATAGTAGCTGGTTTCCTGTGTGCGCTTATTCCCCGTTTCCACCGTTCTCTCAATGGAAAACACACAGCGCAGGCCACACCATGAGTCCCGGCAGTTGAGCCAAGACAAATCCGTCAGTTTTCGGCATACTCGCCGTTCTAACCGATTTTTATTCTTCTCCAGGGTTTCGTAACATTTCATCCCTTTGGATAGTTCAGCATCAGAAAAATAAAGTGACACGTCAGAATAAAAATTGGGTTGATTATTCTTCAAACCCAGAACATAATCCCCTTTTTTCTCTATGATCTTTCGGCACGTTTCCCTTTGGCAGTGCATCGCATCTGCCGTAATTACTTTTCCCTGTACATCCAAATAATCTAACATTTGCTGGAAAATTGGGATTTCGTTGGTCTTTTCGTGAATCGACTCCTGTCCCAAAGTAACCCCATTTTCCGTTAAATATGCACTGAGAATCTGGAGTGCACTGTGTGGTTTATCTTTTTCGCCGGTGCTCCGGATTGCTTTTCCATCTACCGCTATGACATTCCCTCTGCTCACGATTTTATCTCGCATTGCCTGCAAAATCACTTCTCCCACCGCTTTTCCATCCACCATACTCAGGACACGGCTAAAGGTTGATTTGGAGGGGAATTTCTCGATTCCGAAATCCTTCCTCAGGTTTTCATGGTTGTTTTCCTGGTATGTCATGATCTCATCCAGCTTGTCCAAACCGCACAAAACCGCACACATCACTATGGTTAGTATGTGCTCCAACTTATGTACCACGTAGCCAGAATGCCGAGAATCCTCTATCACGCTAAATCTCATTATAATATCTTTCATGGCTTTTCTCCCTTTTTTCTATTCTATCATGATCACGCCTCTCTTTCAATGGCTGCCTTTTTCTGGGATTTTTATGAAACTGCCGTGCCGTATCCACCAACTTGCATTGACAAAAAAGATGCAGGCAAAAATCCCGCACTTCGGTGCGGGATTTTTGCATATAAAGTCAAAAATAAAGAAATTAAGAACAGGGTGAGAGATGAAAAGGAAATTAAGGGTTATTATGTAGCTATTGATTATGCTACTGAAACATTATTATTAACTGATGAAAAATATTCTAATACTGCCAGCCAAATTGGTGCAGAATTAGCACGCGAAGGTGTAGTTAATAAAATTAATGGTGTTAAAGTTATCGTTCAAGATTTAGGGACAACAGAAGAAGGAAATCCTGTTGAATATATCTTATCTGGTGTAGATTGGGCTCAAGCAATTGATGAGTGGAAAGTAGCACCAACAATCAACGATTTAAAAGATGGTTCTCATATTGGAGCAAGCGCTTTACAAGGTCGTATGGTTTATGAAGATACTATAACTAACGAAGAAGCAGTAATTGTTAAAACAAAAGCAGGTGCGTAATAAATAAAGGAGTGGTATTGGATGGTTAATGAAACAGAATACAAGGAATATTTTGGAGTAGATACTGCTCCTACTAATTTTGAAAGATTAGAATATCTATCTATAAATGAATTAAAGTCAATAATGGTAGGAAATATTCCTGTAAAAGATGATTTAATTTATGAAGAATTTAGAAAAGCTATAATGGAACAAATTCACTTTTTTGAATTAAATAGTGATTTAATAGACAGTTCTGTTAGTGCAGGATATACATTAGGTTCGTATAGTGAAGGTAGTTCTAATCAAAATAATAATTCTAAAAGTATAAATAGAGTTAGCCCAGTAGCCCATGATATATTACTTAATTGTGGGCTTTTATACTGTGGTTTAGGGAGGTGTTAATATGGCAAAGGTAAAAATGGGTGCTATTACAAAAAATGTTTCGGAAGGCGCTTTAAAATGGTATATAATGACCGGCTGGAAAGTGATAGCAAAACCTAAAAAGGAAGATGAAAAAGATAAAACCAATTCCAAAAAGGTTACTTCCGCATAGCGCTAAATATCAAGAATATTTAGGTAATAATGGCGAAGGCGACGAGTGGGGAGAAGAGGCATGTCTTTCTTTTATAAAAATAGAAGAAAAGAAACAAATAAAGGTGACTTCTAATGGCCGTGAAGTAGTAGGAAATGCAAAAATGTTTTATGATTGCATGAATTCTAATGGACTACTAAAAGAGCCGGAACAAAATAGTAAAATCATTTATGGGAATAAAACTTATTTGGTAGTAGATACAGATGTTCTTTGCCCAGATAGTGAAACCCCACATCATTACGAGATATTATTAAAATGAAAACTTTTAATACTTCAAAAGGTACTGCTGATTGGTTAAAAACTGTATTAAAAAACACTGCTGAAAATTCTACGCCAATTATTGTTGAACAAATCTATAAGGATTCAAACGAATTTACCTATAGAGACACTGGAGAAATGTATAAATCTGGTGAATTAAATAGCGATTTTAAAAATGGTGTAATAGTTGAAAGAACCCCTTATGTTCGTAGAAGATATTATGAGGGTGGAAAAGCTGGAGTAGGAAACCCAAAGGCTCAAGCAAAATGGTTTGAGAAAACAATGGATAAATATGGTGATAAATATAGACAATTAGTGGTTAATCAAGCAGATAAAGCAAAGAAAGAGTGATAGCATGGATACAAACAATTTAATTACATTATTAAGAAATGAAATTGAAAAAATAGGATACAGATGTTATTCCCCTGATTTGCCACAAACTGAAGAAATATGTAGTTCTATCAGCTTAAGGCAAGGAACTAATCAGCCATCATTATCAAAGAACATTCTTTATAGTGATATACCATTTTATATGTTAGTAAGAGGTACCTCTAACGACAAAGAAACAAGGAAATTGGCTGACGATATTTTCAATCAACTACATATGATAGAGAATATCGAATTGAATGGTGTGAAAGTCATTTTAATTCAATGCCAAACACCCAATTATGCTTTTAGAGACGAAAATCAAAGAATTCACTATAACATTAATGCAAAAGTTAAAGTGGAATGGAAGGAGAGATTATAAAGTACGATTCAAGTGCAAAAAAATTCAAATTATTATTTGATATTAGTGAAAATGAAACACCACAATTTGAAGAATTAAAACCTTTAAATTTAGATTATGACCAAGGTGAAACATTAGATACATGGAATGATTTATGTAGTCAAATTGCAAATAACGTAAAAACAGCAATCGACCCAACATGGTCAACAGGTTTCAAATTCGCAAAAAGTGACCCAGTTGCTCAATTTATTATTGCTAAAGAGCACGCAGTTGGTGCTGAAGCGACAGCAAAAGTAAGAATAGTAAATTTATTAAAAGGAACTACTGGAAAACAAATTGATTTTACAGCTACTTTAAGTGGTATTGCTTATTCTGCTAGTTCAGAAGAAGTACTACAAATAGATTTTGATATTAAAGTATGCGACAATACAACTTTTAAAGAAAGTGATTATACACCAACACAAGAGTAGGCATCTAGTCTACTCTTTATTTTTATATAAGGAGGGAAATAGTGTTAAAATTAACAAAAAAAGAATATGAGGTAGAAGAAGAAGTTTTATTAAATGATGAAAAAGGTGAAGAAATATATAAATTTAAAATTCAATTAACTGCTGATGAATTATCAGAAATGAAAGGGCTTTTATTTGATGAAAAAATGCAAGAAAAAGTCAGATGTTTAAGAAAATTAGAAAACGAAGAAAATTACGAGGAATTGTCTAGATTAGAAGCTGAAATACAAAAAGAAAATGAAGAAACTTTAATAAAATTTGAACAAATGGTATATAAAGACCATCTAGATGAATTTAAAGAAAAGGCTGGCAAATCATATTATGATGAAATGACAGAACAAATATATAGTTTTTTTGTTCAAAGCTTCGTAGACAAACGATTAAAATTAGTAAATACTATGAATACCAACCTACGCAAAGCTGGGATGAAATAGATTTATTAGTTAGATGATAAAAAATATAAATTAAATGTAACTTTTCATAGTGTTTTAAAATTATTTAAATTATTTGAAAGTAATGAGGAAAACCAAATAGAAAAGGGCCTTCATATACTTGGAATAAATGATTATACGGATGATGACAAAGATATTTTATTAAATGAAGTGGCTATGTATATTTTAGAAACTCAAACCGAAAAATCAACGGAAAAAGTGTTTGATTTAAATTATGATTATAAATATTATTTTTGTGATTTTATGAAAATAGGTATAAATTTAAATACTGATGAAATTAGTTGGTGGGAATTTAACTCTTTATTAGAAGGTTTCTTTTTAGATGAAAAGAGTACAATTTCAACAGTTTTAGGGTATAGAACATACAAAAAGCCACCAAATAATCCAAAAACGCAAGAAAGTAATCAAAATAGATTTTATA